GAGAAGATACACTTCACACCCAAGACCAGAGTGTACACTCCAGACTTTCACCTGTTAGACTATGACATGTTTGTAGAGACAAAGGGACAGTTTGTAGCATCAGATCGTGCCAAGCATCTTCTAATACGAGAGCAGCACCCTGATATTGACATTCGGTTCGTCTTTCAGAATGCTCAAAAGAAGCTTTACAAAGGAGCCAAAACAACGTATTCTGATTGGTGCAAAAAACATGGATTTCAGTATGCTCAAGAAGAATTACCTCGTTCCTGGTTTAGAAAATGAACCTGTTAATGGACACAGCAACAGTATGCCTTGCTCTAAATGTATACTTTGAAGCCCAGAATCAGCCGATTGAGGGGCAAATAGCAGTGTCTCAGGTCGTTATGAACAGAGTAAGGGACGCTCGTTTTCCAGATGAGGTCTGTAAGGTGGTCAAACAGGGCGTACATTCAAAGAAAACAGGGCTACCTCTGCGCTGGAGATGCCATTTTAGCTGGTACTGCGATGGTAAAAGTGACAAACCTGTGTACCTTGATGCGTACAGATGGGCGCATGTTGTAGCAGAACATGTTATCTCTGGGAAGTCAGGAGATCTAGTGAACGGAGCTACACACTATCATGCAACGTGTGTGTCTCCAGATTGGAACATACATAAGACAAGAGTTACACAGATAGGTGACCACATATTTTATAGATGGGAAAAATGATGGTTAGATCAACGGACATAACAGGCGAAGAATTAGATGCCATCATCGCGGAAGAGAAAGCATTTCTAAAGGAGGATCGCGTCTACCTTATACTTGAACTGGACGACAGAGGTAAAGACCTATTCTCTATGTTCTGCCTAGACACAACTACAAACAACAAGGACGGTACAGCAAACATATGTCAAATTATAGGACGAGGTATAACAGATCTAATCTCGTACAGTGGAGAAGATGTCTATGACTTTGGAAAGAAGCTGCTTGAGCAGGATGCATATGAAAGGGATAATGTAGTTGCTCTTGATTCCTACAGAAATCAGAAATACAGAAAAGATATTCTTGCTACTGATGATGACGATGACGACAAGGAAGATGATGACGACACAACAGAGATAACTTTTTCATTTAAAAAGAATGACGATGACGATGGAGATAAAGACGATGGCTGATGAGAACTTGGAACAGAAGGCACAGGACACTAAGGAGCTACTGGAAGCCCTTACAAAACCTGCAGAACCTGACACAGTTAACAGTCCAGAACACTACAACATGCTTGACATAGAGGCTATTAACCTGATAGAAATGTCTATGACTAAAGAGGAGTTTTTGGGTTACCTAAAAGGCAACGTGCTGAAGTACATCATAAGGTACAAGCACAAACGTAAGCCAGGTGAAGATCTTGACAAAGGAAAGTGGTACTTAGATAAATTGAGGGACAAAATTAATGAGCAGTCTTCCAACTGACTATCAGACATTTATACATACAAGCAGGTACGCTCGTTGGCTTGAAGAAGAGCAGCGTAGGGAAACCTGGCAGGAAACGGTACAACGCTTCACAGACTACATGGAGGAACATGTAAAGCTCGTTTGTGATGTTAACATTATAAAGTTCCCAGAGTACAGGGCTGTTAAGGACGGCATACTAAGCCTCAATGTCATGCCGTCCATGAGAGCTTTAATGACTGCAGGACCAGCGTTGAAGCGTGAGAACGTTGCTGGTTACAACTGTGCGTTTATACCTATTGATAACCCCAGATCGTTTGATGAGATCCTGTACATCCTTATGAACGGCACAGGTGTAGGCTTCTCTGTAGAGAGACACTTTATAAACAGCCTACCTACAATACCTGACGTTCCTTTTGAGGAGACAGAGGATGTTATCAGTGTAGCAGATTCCAAGGAAGGCTGGGCCAGAAGCTTTAAAGACCTTATCAGTTATCTCTACACAAGCCGTATTCCAAAGGTTGATCTGTCCAAGATACGTCCTGCTGGTGCAAGGCTCAAGACCTTTGGCGGTAGAGCATCTGGCCCTGATCCACTTAATGATCTGTTTGAATTTACTATAAGGATATTTAAAAATGCTCTTGGAAGAAAGCTGTCGTCTCTGGAATGCCATGATATCGTATGTAAGACAGGTGAGGTGGTCGTGGTTGGAGGTGTTCGCCGCTCCGCTCTTTTATCTCTCAGTAACCTTACTGATGATAGGATGCGTTCTGCTAAGTCTGGTAATTGGTGGACTCTGCATCCTCATAGGTCTTTATCAAACAACTCTGTTGCTTACACAGAAACTCCTGATCCATCTGCGTTTATGAAGGAATGGCTCGCACTGTACGAGAGCAAGTCAGGAGAACGAGGCATATTCAATAGATCCGCTGCACAAAACAAAGCACTCGAAAATGAACGCAGAGAACCACACGAGAACTTTGGAACAAACCCCTGCAGTGAAATCATACTACGTCCCAATCAATTCTGTAATCTGTCTGAGGTTGTATGCCGCCCCGACGATACAGCAAAGACATTGCATAGGAAGGCAGAGTTAGCGTCCATTCTTGGAACGATACAATCTACTCTGACTGACTTTAAATATTTACGAACACGCTGGCGAAGTAATACTGAGGAAGAAAGATTACTTGGCGTGTCATTGACAGGCATCATGGATTGTACACTGTTAACCGATGCTGATAATGTCAAACTACTAGAGTCACTGAAGAAGACTGTAGTGGAAACAAACAAGAGGTGGGCGAAAATGCTTGGTATTCCTCAGTCAACCGCCACCACTTGTATTAAGCCGTCTGGTACTGTCAGCCAACTAACTGACGCTGCCAGCGGTATTCATGCTCGACATGCACCGTACTACGTCAGGACAGTGCGTGGGGATGTTAAAGATCCACTGACTCGTTTCCTTATGGATCAGAACATTCCAAATGAGCCTGACTTTAACAGTCCTGCCAATACGGTGGTTTTTTCCTTTCCTTTCAAATCACCGATTGATGCCATCTGTAGGACTGATATGAAGGCGCTGGAGCAACTGCACATGTGGAAGCACTTTAGCGACCACTGGTGTGAACACAAACCTTCTGTAACGGTAAGTGTCAAAGAGCATGAATGGGTAGAGGTGGGGAACTGGTGCTATGAGAACTTCGACAGTTTGAGTGGTATCAGTTTCCTGCCCTTCTCTGATCACAGTTATAGACAAGCACCCTACCAGGATTGTGTAGAGCAGGACTATAAGAGGTTAAAGGCAGAGATGCCTGAGTCAATAAACTGGGAAGAATTTAGTAATTACGAAAAAGAGGATAACACAAAAGCCTCGCAGGAACTAGCTTGTACTGCAGGAGTGTGTGAACTAGTGGATATATGAACTCAGCAATTCTATCACAGGTAAATGTAGAACTAAAAAAAGACGGCAACATTGAAGTTATATACAACCATGTTACCGCCGACAAGTTTAAAGAAGTTATGGAAAAAGGAATACCTACATATGAAAATACTGAACTTATTTATGGTTATATGAAGCGTCTGGAGAACTTAACACAAGAATACGTCAATGATGCTGAGAAACTGCTTTAGAAGAAGATGAGATAGACTAAGCCACAAAGGAGAGTCAAGTCAGCACATACAGACCAGACGATATAACCTCTAAGCATCCATCTACTTACCTGTTGGACTAGGGGGTTCTTCATTATTATGCCCCTCTTGCTCTTTTTCCACTAGAAATCTCCTTAAAATAACGATTTCCTCTGTACGGCGTTTTAAGCCCCATACAGAGGTTTTAGCCTTTCGCTGGTATATTGGGGTATCTAGACCCTACTTCACCTCTCCTGAATTAACTATGGAGGGGTTTTTTCCTTTACCAGACAAATATATAGGTACAGGCTTACCTTGTAGCCACTTATGCAGCATTCTGACTAACTCTCTAATCATTTCTTCATATTGTTGCGTTGAATGCCTTTAGACTTCTCGAAGCTACGCATTCCACCCAGACCTAGTAGAGCTAGTGTTAATGATAACAGTCCTTCTGTCTCAATAATGGGCAGCACTACATCTATACCGCTAACAGCAATACCCCAAACTGCTACTGGCTGGAACACAAACTGCCAACCAAGACCGAAAGCACATATCCACATTATCGCAGGTCTTGCACCAGCTACGAAGATCGATGGGTGCTTTGCCTGTTCCAGGTTCGTCTGTGCCTGTGCCAGATCGAGGGAAACTATCTGTGACTTCAACTCGTGAGAGAGCTTTGTCTTCAGGTCTTTGTCCTCAACAAACTTATCCAGGACTTTACCTGCTACTCCAATTACTGATTCTGCTATACCTAACATTGTTTATTCCTTATAAACCAAATAATGGGGAAAGATGTGCAGGGTCTGGCATTCTTGGCTGGCCTCTACTGCGAAGTCCTTTAAGTCGTAAATCTAGCTGTCGGTGTGCTTCAAACTTTTCCTGTCTCTTGAGATACGCAGGAGGAAGACTACCTGTGAAATGTATGTAGAAATCTGCCATGTCAGCTAGTGTGGCTTTAGTTTCTTTTCTTTCTCCAGCCATTGCCCTTGGACCTCGTACAGCCATCTTCGCCAGGTTCATTAAGTACGACAATTGGTTAAGACTTATCTGTTTTCCTTCAGCAACAGCAGCATGTAAAATATCTATAGCTTTAGGATCAAAGACAATATCACCGATTAGTTTAGCTTCTCCCATACCAAGTCGCATAAATGTTGACTCTGCAACCAGATATCCAGGATGAACAAAGCCTCTTGCCCAGTTGTACAGGCGACCACCTAGTTGTTTCCTGCCTAACACTTTAGGATAGTTAGCTATCCCCAAACCTGTTAAAGCTTTTCCCTGTGTCACAACAGCATAATTATATATTTTCTGTAGGTGGTTTACTTTCTCCAATGCTTGAAAGCCTCTATTCGCTTGGGCAATCATTTTCGGTCCACCACGATTCATACGAAACGTATAAATTCTTTGTAAGATGGGTATAGCTTTTATTAAATTTTGTTCAAGCTTATCAAAATCAACTTTTGCAGTCCTAGCAACCTGGCTGTGATATGGAGTAACCGCACCAGGAAATCCCTGTTTAGCTAGTTTTGCTGCTGCTTCTTCTGATGCCTCTGCTACAGGACTAATAGGGACTTGATCCATTCCTTTGTCTTTAGCACCAAATTTACCCAGAATAGGTCTTCTTGTTTCAGTATAAACTATTGAATTTCTATGGATATAGTCAAATATGAGATCTTCTATAT